CCGCAGGGCGTTGACATGGCGTCGCGTCAGGTCCACAACGGCATCTCCATGCGCGTTGTCCGTCAGTACGACATCAACAACGACCGTATGCCCTGCCGTATCGACGTGCTGTATGGCTACTCGGTGATCCGTCCGCAGATGGCCTGCCGCATCTGGGGCTAATTCTTAACCTTATTCACGGAGTAACTAAAAATGGCACTTCCTAACGGTACTAGTGGCTATCAGGTTGGCGCCGGCAATTCTGCCGAGCCAATCATGGGCGTTCTCGGCCCGGTGACGGCGTACGCCGGCGCTTCGGGCACCATCGCGGTCGCCGATCTTGTGAACGGCGTCTTCTCGGTGGACTCAGGCAGCACGTCTGCGGGCACCTACTCGTTCGCGGCTGCGTCCCTTGTGGACGCCGCTGTGGCGAGCGCCCGCGTGGGCAGCACGTTCGACTTCTTCTGCGTCAACCTCGGTGACGACGCAGGAAACGACGTGACGTTCTCGGGCACGGGCTGGACGCTTGTGGGTTCGGCGGTGGTTGCTGACGGTACGTCGGCACACTTCCGCGCTCGCAAGACCGGCGACGCGACCTGGACTTGCTACCGCATTTCGTAATAGCAAACGCCCCCTACGGGTGATACCGTAGGGGGCACTGCTCATAGGAGTATTTCTATGCCTAATACAAAGGCGGTTGGTGTTGCGTTCTCGGACCCAGAGCTTGACGGTGCAGTAATTGGCGCTGCGGGCGGTACGGTCGGATTCTTCGGCACGACGCCGGTTTCCGAAGGTGCGGCTCTCACGGCGCAGCTTACGACGATTACGTCCACGGCCCCGTCTCCGGCAGACTTTGCGATTCAGGATTTGACCCAGACGACCCCGTTTGGCTTCGTGACTAAGAACGAAGGCAACACGGTGTTGGCTGTGATTGCAAACCTCCAGACTCGCGTTGCTCAGCTTGAGTCGCGGTTTCAGGCTTACGGGCTCCTGCCGTAACTATGAACATATATCTTCGCCATCCCGTTCACGGGTTAAAGATAGCCATTTCCGATGTCGAGGCGGCTATGGACGCCGAATATGGATGGGAGGAGTATGACCCATTGGAACCGGCGGCGCGGCAGGACGAACCTGCTGCGTCGCCGGAACCTGCGCCCGCTGTTAACGAACTAAAGGCGCGTCGAAAGCGGAAGGAATAAGCCATGGCAACCGCAGGCGATCAAATCAACGGGGCGCTGCGTCTGCTGGGCATCTTGGCTGAGGGCGAAACGCCGTCGGCTTCGATGGCACAGGACGCACTTTCGGCGTTCGATCAGATGGTGGATAGCTGGAACACTGAGCGTCTCGCCGTGTTCTGTACGCAAGACCAGACTTACATGTGGCCTGCCGGTGAGCGTATCCAAACGCTCGGCCCGACGGGCGACTTCGTTTATGTTATTGGCACGCAGTCTGAAGTGCCGATTATCACGCAAGATGACGACTACCTGTCCTTAGAAGACGGCAACCCCGTCCCGGCACAGCAGCGTCCGATCCTGCTTGATGACTCAACCTTTTTCCGCGACCCGTCAACCAACGTGTCGTACGGCATTAAGTTTATCAACCAACTGCAATACAACAACATTGCAGTCAAGACCGTGCAGAGCACTTATCCGCAGGTCATGTTTGTAAACAACACGTTTCCAGACATCTCCATGTCGGTCTATCCGGTGCCGAACCGGGTGCTTGAGTTCCACTTCATTTCGGTGCAACGATTGTTGGACCCCGCGTCCCTCAGCACTGAAATCCTTATGCCGCCGGGCTACCTGCGGGCGTTCCGCTACAACTTGGCGCTTGAGTTGGCGCCGGAGTTTGGCGTTGAGCCTGCGCCTGAAGTGCGTCGCGTAGCGATGTACAGCAAGCGCAATCTCAAGCGCATCAACAACCCCTACAACGTCATGGCGATGCCTTACAGCATCATCGCCCGTCGTAATCGGTACAACATTTACGCCGGTAACTTTTAATGAAAACGCCGATCCTGGGCTCGTCTTACGTTGCACGCAGCGTAAACGCCGCCGACGCTCGGATGGTGAATCTCTACCCAGAGGTCATCCCCGAGGCTGGCAAGGAGCCGGCGTACCTTCAGCGGTGCCCCGGCTTGCGGCAGTACATGGAAGTGGGCTCTGGCCCCATCCGTGCGCTGTATCCTTTGGGAGACAGCCTGTACGTCGCCTCGGGCAGCGAGTTCTACAAAGTTGACGGTAACTTAAATGTTACCAAGCTCGGCGATATTACGGGCACGGGTCCGGTGTCGATGGCTGACAACGGTATTCAAATCTTTGTAGCGTGTAACCCTGATGGATACATCTACAACAGCAATACCAACGTCTTCCAAAAGATCACTGACCCTGACTTCCCCGGCGCGGTGACGGTTGGCTACCTAGACGGCTATTTCGTTTTCAACGAGCCAAACAGCCAGCGCATCTGGGTGACGGCGTTGCTCGATGGCCTCTCCATCGACCCGCTTGACTTTGCGAGCGCCGAAGGCTCACCGGACGGTTTGGTGTCAATCATTATCGACCACCGCGAGGCGTGGCTATTCGGCACGAACTCGGTCGAGGTCTGGTACAACTCCGGCAACCCCGACTTCCCGCTGGAGCGCATCCAAGGCGCCTACAACGAGATCGGCTGCTTGGCCCCTTACTCGGTCGCCAAGCTCGACAACAGCGTGTTCTGGCTCGGCTCAGATGCTCGCGGTCAGGGTGTTGTCTACCGCGCACAAGGCTACCAAGGCGTGCGTGTCTCGACCCATGCGGTTGAGTTCGCCATCCAGCAGTACGCCAACATGTCCGACGCGCTGGCATACACGTACCAGCAAGACGGCCATGCGTTTTACGTACTTATCTTCCCGAGTGCGGAAACCACATGGGTATACGATGCCGCGACCGGCGCGTGGCATGAGCGGGCGGGGTTTGCCAAGGGCAGATTTAAGCGCCATCGCTCTAACTGCCATGCTCGCTTCAAAGGCCAGCCGACGGTCGGCGATTACCAAAACGGCAAGCTCTATCAGTTCGACCTGCGGTACTTCCGCGACGACGAGCAGGAGCAGCGTTGGATGCGCCGCTGGCGTGCGCTGCCAACAGGCGCCAATAACTTGACGCGAACCATCCATCACCAGTTGCAGTTGGACTGCCAGACCGGTGTGGGCGGACTGTACGACGACCCGTCGTTCCTTGCGCAGCAGGCGCCAGGTTTGGTGTTGCAGCAAAACAACAGCAGCATCATTGTTGAGGGCGAACCCAACAACAGCGTGCCGCTACCGCAGGTCATGCTGCGCTGGTCGGACGACGGCGGGCATACGTGGAGCCATGAGCGATGGGAGTCGCTTGGGCCTATCGGCGCCACTCAAACGCGCGTCATCTGGCGTCGCTTGGGCGCAACGCTGAAGTCCCGTGACCGGGTGTACGAGCTCACAGCCGCTGACCCTATGGTAACGGCTATTATGGGCGCTGAACTGCGGCTCTCGCCAACGGCAGCCTAATGAGCAATACGACCAATATCCCGGCACCCCGCGTTCCGTTCATCGACGAGCGGACGGGCCTCATTTCGCGTGAATGGTTCCGGTTTCTCAATAACCAATTCACGCTGACAGGCTCAGGCACGACCGCCGTTTCGCTTGCCGATCTGGAACTGACAACGACGGACGGCGTAGTTGACGCCGAGTTGGCTCGATTTCAGTCTGAAATTAAGGCGTTGCAGTTGGCACCCAAAGCGCCCGAACCAAACCCAATTAATTACGGGTCGTTTTACTCAACCCAGACTCAAGCGGCAACGGTCATCAATACGGCTAAAGCGATCACGTACAACAACGCGGATCAAGCGTACGGCATTTACAAAGATCCGGCGGACGCGTCCAAGATTAAAGTAACTCGACCGGCGGTTTACAACATTCAATTTTCCATCCAAGTTGACAAGACTTCTGGTGGTACGGGCCAGTTCTATATTTGGCCGGCTATTAACGGTACGGCGGTCGCTAACTCCGCTAGCTTGGTTCAAATCCAAGGCAACAACGCCGAAATCTTCTCTGCTGCAAACTTTTTCTTGCCGCTGTCAAATGGCGACTACTTTCAACTATACTTTTCCGTTAGTGATTTAAGTGTCCAGTTGCAGAGCTTTGCGGCGGCAGCGCCCGTACCGGCTATTCCGTCCATCATATTGACCGTTATGCAGGTGTATATATGAGCGTGTTTCTTTCTTCCTTTGCCGGCATCGGGGCGCAGTTCTTCGACAACAACGGCAACATCTTGTCAGGCGGTAAGATTTGGACTTATACCGCTGGCACCACGACGCCGCAGGCGACCTACACGGATTCATCCGGCGGCACGCCGAACACGAACCCGATTGTGTTAAACGCCGCAGGGCGGACAGCGCAAGCCATCTGGCTGACCGAGGGCGTGTCGTACAAGTTTGTGCTGATGACCTCGGCGAACGTCGTAATCGGTACGTACGACGATGTGGCGGGCGTCAACGACTTCAGCATCGAAGGCATCAACTGGACCGACATTATCGGTACGCCGACGACCCTTTCGGGCTACGGCATCACGGACGCGCTGTCCACGTCTGCCGCTGCGGCGACTTATGCGCCGATTGCGAGCCCGACGTTCACCGGCACCGCGCTGATCCCTGACAACGCGCCGTCGAACACCAACTATCCGGTTGGCTACCGCGACGCGCCGCAGAACAGCAAGACGACCAACTACACGTTGATCGCCTCGGATGCGGGCAAGTCGATCGTAATGAACGGCAGCAGCGTCACGCTTACGATCCCGGCCAACGCATCGGTTCCGTTTCCGGTAGGTACGGTTTTTGTCATTATTAACGTCAACGCTTCGGCGCTGTCGATTGCCATTACGTCCGACACATTAACGCTAGTTAATAGCACCACGACCGGCACGCGCACCCTCGCGCAGAACGGCATTGCCACCTGCATTAAGGTCGGTGCGACCTCTTGGTTCATTAGCGGAGCAGGCTTGACCTAATGGGCGGCGCGACCTTAGCAGCACTGATTACGGGCACGACCGGCGGCGCTGGTGCGGGTGTCTATGACGCTACATCACCTGGAACGGGGTTCGTAACGATTCCAGCGTCCGCAACGGGTGTAACGATTGAGTGCTGGGGCGCGGGCGGTGGGGGTGGCTACGGCTATTTTGGCTTCATTGCACCGGGCGAGCCGGAAGTGTTCCCTGGCGGTGGTGGTGGCGGTGGCGGCTATAGCAAGACTATTTTAGTGTTGACTGGCGCGGATTCTAATAAAACCATCAACTACACTGTTGGCTCTGGCGGCGCGGGCGGCACGGCGTTTAGTACCTTTGGCAATCCCGGCACGTTTAGCAACGTCTATAGCGGCACGTACACCATTACGACCATGACCTCCAACGGCGGTAATGGCGGTAACTCCGGTCAGTTCGCCGATCAAGGCGATGGCGGCACGGCTTCGGGCGGTAACACGACCAATACGACCGGTAACGGCGGCGCGCCGTATACGCAGGCTGGAGCGGCAGGTGTGGCGGGTGTTGGGTCGTTGACAGCCGGTGCGGGCGGTAACGGCGGGGAGTTTTTTGACGGCGATGCGGGGTCAAATGGCCGTGTTCGCATGGTCTTTACATTCTAAGGTGACACATGGCAGTTATCATTAAAGTTCTGATCCCGGCCAAAATCGCCGAAAACAGTCAGACGACGCAGTACGTGGCGACTAACGTATCAACTATCATTGACAAGTTCACGGCCACCAATTACAGCGCCTCGGCGGCTACGCTGTCGGTCAATCTGGTGACGGCTTTTGATAACGCCGGCAACCAAAACTTGATCATTAAGAGCAAGACACTGCTGCCGTCAGAAACGTACACCTTTCCTGAGATCGTCGGCCAAGTGCTGGCGCCGGGCGGGTACATCTCAACTATTGCAGGCACGGCATCGGCGATCAACATCCGATCCAGCGGTCGGGAAGTGTCGTGATCGTACGCAACGCCATTGCCGAGGACTTTCCGCGATACCTGCCACTGGCGCAGGCGTTTCACGCGGCGTCCCCGGTACATGGCGTTATCCCGTTTGACGATGAGGGCTATGCCGACTTTTTCTTACAGGCCGTGCAGAACCCTAACATCGGTGTGTGGCTGGCCGAAGACAACGGCGAAATTATTGGAATCGCCGGCGCATTGTTTTACCCTATGTACTTTAGCCCTTCCAGTATGGTAGTGCAGGAGTTGTGGTGGTGGCTGACGCCCGTAGCGCGAGGCAAAGGGGCAGGTCAAGCCATGTACGATATGATCGAATCGTGGGCAATCGCAAAAAATGCAACAGCTCTTTTTATGATTGCCCTTGAAGATGACCGCGCAGGCAAGATGGCGAGTCTGTATGCGCGTAAAGGGTTTCGTCCTATGGAACGCACGTTTATGAGAGAGGTGGCGTAATGGCCATTGGAACCGCAGCAGCAATCCTAGGCAGCGCCGTCATCGGTGGTGCCGTCGCATCAAAAGGGGCTAGCAAAGCCGCCCGCGCACAAACGCAAGCCGCCGATCAGGCCGCGCAGTTACAGCGTGAAACCTTTGAGCGGCAGGTAGAGCTACAAGAGCCGTTTCGCCAAGCCGGCATCGCATCGCAGAATGAACTTATGCGGATGCTGGGTATTGGCGGTGAGCCGGGCACGGCAGGCTACGGCACGCTGGGCCAGCCTTTTACTGCGGAGCAGATGCAGATGGACCCCGGCTACGCGTTCCGTCTTGCCGAAGGCGAAAAGGCGCTAGAGCGCATGCAATCCGCACGCGGTCAGTACCTTGGTGGCGGAGCCATCCGCGCCGGTACGCGCTACGGTCAAGAGATGGGCTCACAGGAATATATGAACGCCTTTAACCGCGCTCAGGCATTGCTCGGCAACCGCCTTGGCGCACTCGGCAGCCTCTACGGTGCCGGGCAGACGGCGACGCAACAGGTCGCTGGTCAGGCTGGTCAGATGGGCGCCAACGTCGGCAACCTGCTCATGCAGGGTGGGCAGGCGCGTGCCTCGGGCTATCTTGGTCAGTCTAACGCCCTTGCGCAAGCTCTTGGCCAAGGCGCGATGGGTTACGGGCTCTACAAGGGCGGGTATTTTGGCGCACCGGGCGGTGTTGGCGTAGGTAGCGTTGGACCTTACGGTGGGTCGGCTATTCCCTACACCGGTCAGTACGGAACCGGAGGTTAATCATGGCTGTCATTGGTGCAACCCAAATGGAGCCCGTCAACGTCCTTGGTTCATACGTGCAAGGACTTGAGGCTGGGCGTCAGGCCCGTACGCAGCGCGCTAAAGAAGCGCAAGAGCTAGCGGCCGCGCAGCGTGAGGCGGATTTTCGTAACTTCCTTTCGACCGCCGACCTAAGCACGCCTGAAGCGCAGAACCAACTTATGCGTTTTGGCAAACCTGGTGCTGAATTAGCTACGTCAATGGCTGACTTCGCTAGCAAACGTGCGACGGCGGAGAAAACGGGATTAGAAATTAAAGGCGCCCAGGCCAAACTGGCCGACGAAAACTATGGTCGGTTTCAAAAAATGCTCGGCGACTTTGCGTACGGTGAGGCGCCGCCCACTAAGGCGCAGGTGCTTGACCAAGTAGACTTTATGATTGCGCAGGGCACGATTGTGCCGCAGTTCCGTGACTATGCGGCCAACGCGCTGCCCGATAACCCTGAAGAACTGCAAGCGGCATTGCGCGGGCAATTCTTAGCGCAGATTCCGGCTGCTGAACGCGCCAAGCTGTTTGTGCCGATGTCGGCAGACGTTGAGGCGCAAAGAGCTCGTATCGCCGGTGCTGGTGCATCGCGCACGACCTTTCAAATGCCGTCCGGTAAAAAGTTCAGCGAGACGCTGGGCGAAACGGCTGGCAAGCGGTTGGATACGTTCCGCGACAAGGCGGAGTCGGCAGCCACCACGTTGCAGTCTGCGCAGCAACTTTTGCCGCTGCTTGACGATCCAAACTTTATCTCCGGCACGTTGGCTAACGCACGCTTGGCTGTGGCTAAGGCTGCGGGCATTGACGTGGCTTCGACCGAGGCGTACTTCGCTGGCGTTGGCCAGCAGGTTGCCGAGCGCATTACCGCGTTCGGTGCCGGTACGGGCTTGTCGGACGCTGACCGTGAGTTTGCTAAGAAGATCGCGGCCGGTGAAGAAACGCTTACCACCGAAGGTATCCGTCGCATTATCCGCATTAACGCCGAGTCTGCGCGTAACGTCATCAATCGTTACAACAGTGAGCGTACGCGATTGGCCGAAAAAGAACCTGAAGTGTTGGACTTCTACCCCGAAATCACCGTCGATCGCCAAGTCAAACGTCGCGGTACATTAAACAACCGCCCCGTAGTTGAATATACGGACGGGAGCGTCGAGTATGCCGATTGATCCAAACAAGGTTCAGTGGGAGACGCCTGCTAAACCTGCTAAGACTAAAAAAGACGCGCCCATTGACCCTAACAAGGTTGTATGGGAAGCCCCCGCTACAGGGCGCGGCGCGGTAGGCGCAGAGCCCGCTGGCCGCACTTGGGCGCAGGTTGGCCGCGAGGCTATCAGCAATATCCCCGAAAGCGGCATGCAGATGTTGGGCAGCCTGTATACGGCTGTGACCCGACCGCGTGAGACGCTAGAGCAACTTGGCGAAGTGTTGACCGGCGCCTATGCCCGGTTCATCCCGCGCGAGTGGATGGCTCGACCCGATATTGCACAAGAGTTTATTGACAAAGCTAACGCGGTAGGCGGCGTATACCGCGACCGCTATGGCAGCGTTGAGGCGCTAAAAAACACGATTGCTACCGATCCAGTCGGCTTTGCCGCTGACGTATCGACATTGACGGGCGCGGCGGCCGCTACGGCGCCAGGCCGCACCGGTCAAGTACTCGGCACCGTCTCGCGGGTTACGGACCCGACGCGTGTAGTCACGGCTCCCGTTGCTATTGCAGGGCGCGCCGGCGTCAATGCTTTAGAACGTGCTGCCATCGGCGGTAAAGCCAACGTGCTGTTAGAAGCCGCTGAAGGCCGCGCACCGGAGATCATCAACGCACTGCGCAATCAGCCTGAGATCGTGCCGGGTGCGGTGCCAACCGCCGGTGAGGCTGCGGCGCCGGTGGGTGCAACGCGCTTCTCTGCGCTGCAAGAGTCGGCTGAGAAGATTCTGCCGTCTGAATACATGGCTCGCCGTCAGGCGCAAGATGCTGCTCGCGCGGCGTCGCTGCGTCAGGTGGGCGGCACTGAGGCGCAGCTTACTGCGGCTCGCAACGCTCGCGCGGCTGAAGCGCGGCTGCTGTACGGACAAGCTGGCGCAAAGCCTGTGGTAGAAGACGCCACCCTGCAAAGTTTGCAGGCGCGGCCGTCAGTGAAACAAGCGTTTGAACGCGCTAAAACTTTGGCCGCTGAAGAAGGCGCATCGTTTGGTTCGGGCGGCAACTACACCGCTGCCGACATGCACTACGTCAAGTTGGCGCTGGACGACCTTATCCAGAACCCCGCCACGTACGGTATCGGCAAAGTTGAAGCCAGCAAAATCGCAAGCACTCGCAAAGACTTCATCAACTGGCTGGAAGGTCAAGTGCCGGAGTACGGCACGGCCCGCAGCACGTTCCAAGCACGCAGCAAGCCCATCAATCAGATGGAAGTCGGTCAGTTTCTTGAAAGCAAGTTGACCTCCGCGCTGCAAGGCGAGCAGAAGCTACGCCCCGCCGCGTTTGCCGGTGCTGTCGAGGCCGCACCGCAGACGATTCAACGGGCTACCGTCGGCGCACCGCGCTACGAGAAGCTCTCTGACGTGTTGACGCCGGATCAAGTCAAGATTGTTGAGGACATCCGCAGCGACTTGGCTCGTCAGGCTAAGTACCGCGAGCAAGCTCGCGCAGCCCGTCCTGCTGGTCCGAGCGCCGAGCGCGCCGGTACAGAGCTCTTGGTTGAAGCGGCCGGTGGCGCGCAGTTGCCGACGTTGCTCAACCGCGTGACGACTGTGGCCAACGCCATCCTCAAGCGGCTTGCGGGCAAAATCGACCGCAAGCTCGCCATTGAGATCGCTACCGACATGTTGCAGCCGGAGTCGGCGGCGCTAGCCCTTGAGGCCGCGCAGCGTCGCGCTGGCGCGGTACAAGGCGTTACGGGCATTGCCCGTGCTGGTGGCGCTGCCGCGCAACGTGCGGCCGCACCGGCCGTGGTGGTAACAAACGCGCTAGCTGGGGCTGAGGCGCGACGCAATCAAATGGCCCCGTAAGGAGACGATCATGCTCAAAGGCGCACTTAAATCCAAAACGGTATGGTTCAATGTTTTGATCGCCATCCTCGGCGGTCTGGAACTGATGGGCGCGCATCTGACGACGCTGTTCGGCTCGCAGGTTGCCGCCGCGATCATGCTGTCGGGCGCGATCGCTAACCTGGCGCTACGCGCCGTGACGACGCAGCCGCTTGCGGCGAAATGACGGTCGAAACCAAAGACCTACGGCTGCTCAAGACCGATTACACCCATCGTGTCCGAGCAGTGGAGACGAAGTTGCGCTCGCTTGAGCGCCGTGTTGATTGGGTTGAGAAGTTGCTATGGCTGTCCGCCGGAGCACTGATCAGTTGGCTTGTAACCCTAGTGCTACGGAGCATGTGATGGACGAAGGGCAAATTCTATTCAACATTATCGTCGGCATCGCCGGCGTGTTTGGCGGATGGATTCTCAACAATATCAGCCGCAGCATCGAGCGCCTCGACAAGGACGTGCGCAACATGCCGTTGACGTACGTGACCCGTGCCGACTATCGCGCCGATATTGATGAAATCAAAACAATGTTGATGCGAATAAACGACAAGCTGGACGACAAGGCCGACAAGCCGTGACGTTAGGCCAGAAGCAGCGGCAGTTTGCCCGCCTAGTGGCCAGACTGATCGACAAAGCGTATGAGTTAGGGTTTGAGGTGTCGTTAGGCGACGCCTTCCGTGACCCTCGCGTACACGGCGCTATGGGCGTCCGTAAGTCCTACAGCCACCCAAACAGCGCCCACAAGATTCGGCTGGCCATTGACCTTAACCTGTTCAAAGACGGCGAATTCTTGGAGCAGTCCGAGGATCATCGCCCGCTAGGCGAATGGTGGGAGCAGCAGCACCCCCTCGCCCGATGGGGCGGCCGCTTTAATGATGGGAACCACTACTCTTTTGAGCACAATGGTGTAAAGTAGTGCCTTACTGGTTACTGAAATACGCACCACATTTGATCTTGACGGCAGGCTTGGGCCTTCTGGCAGTCTATGCGGTACACACTTTTCGGGAGCAAGGTCGTGAAGAAATACGCCCTCAAGTGGAGCGTTTGGAAGCTGAACTACGGGCCGAGCGTGCTAATCGCATACGTGCTGAAGTGGCTTCAAATGCGTACGCATCCGAACTGGCTGCTCTTGCTCGCCGTCCTGTTCGCACTGCTCCTGTCCGGCTGTGCCGCGAGCCCGCCGCAGTGCCAGCCGGCAATGCCGCCGAAGGAACTGCTGGAGCCGCCCCCGCCGCCGGGAGCGATGCAGGATCGGCTGGAACAAATTTTGAACAAGGGCCAGACATCGGCCCCGAACTCCGCGAGTTAGCCGCGCAATGCGACGCGCAAAACGCCAAGCTGCGAGCGTTGCAACGGTGGGCGACTACCATCCCGTAACACGTAGCGATGGTATCCCGGCGCACTTTCAACTCGCCGGTCACACAATCAAAGTAAAAGTCATTTCGCCCTCAAAGTGGCGTCATGGCAAAAATTGTGTTGGAATGTTTCTTCCTGACAAGTATGAGATTCACATCATAAGCACTTGTAAAGGAACGAATAGGCAACAGGTGTGGGCTCACGAAGCCGTCCATGCGCTGCTCTCGGTGGCGGGTCACGATGACCTATCCAGCGATGAGGCACTGGTCGATCGCCTCGGGCATCTGCTGCAACAAATGTTAACGACAATGGAGTAGGGGTTGTGCCAGCTAGAAAAGCGACTGATTCACAGATTCTCGATGCACTAAAGAAAGCAAACGGTATCCGAGCAGTAGCAGCTAGGGCGCTTAACGTCAACGTCCGCTCGTTGCAGTTTCGATTAGATGCCCTCAAGGCTCGCGGCGTTGATATACCTGAATCGACATACGCCGGGCTTCCGACCGAGGAAATCTACAAAGACTTTGAGTTCACGCCGATCCCCGACGATGACGTACCTATCGAGGAGCTCATCGCGCAACGCAAGCGCAAGTTCGCCCACAAGCGCGAGCATGAGGAGGCGAGCAAACTTATACCGGTTCGCGTTAAGCTCGACGGTCCTATTGGCATCCTGCACTTTGGCGATCCGCACGTTGACGATGACGGCTGCGACATTGAGGCCATTGAGCGGCACACGGCCCTCGTCAACAAGACCAAAGGCCTGTTCGCGGCCAACGTAGGCGACACGACGAACAACTGGTGTGGCCGCTTGGCCCGCCTCTACGCCGACCAAACCACATCTGCTGCACAGGCCTGGCGCTTGGCTGAGTGGTTCGTCAACCGTTGCAACTGGCTCTACATGATCGGCGGCAACCACGACCTATGGTCAGGCTCAGGCGATCCGCTCAAGTGGATAGCGCGTCAGCAGAACGCGCTCTACAAGGCGAGCGAGGCGCGCATCGCGTTACGCTTCCCGAACGGTGCAGAGGTGCGCGTCAACGCGCGGCATGACCATAGCGGCTCGTCGATCTGGAACCCGGCGCATGGGCCTATGAAGGCGGCGCTGATGGGCACGCGTGATCACTTGTACGTCGCCGGCCACAAGCATGAGTCGGCGTACAGCGTGCTTAAAGATGCAATATCTGGCATAACTATGCACGCCTGTAAGGTAGCGTCCTATAAGATTTACGATCGCTACGCTAAGGACCGAGGCTTCAGAGACAACTCGCTATCGCCGTGTGCGTTGACGACGATCAATCCGGCGTTGCCGGAGTCGCACCCAGACTTGATCAAGGTCTGGTGGGAGCCCGAGGAAGGGGCGGACTACTTACGCTACCTGCGCTCGCGGAGCAAGTGACGCCATCATCTCTGCGCGCTCACGGACGGCACGCAGGGCACAGTACCGCTGATGCAGTCGCTCGACGAAGGTGACGCGCTGGGCGCCGACCAACTCGGCGTCTAGCAGCGCCTTGACCTCTGTTTCGTTCATTGCGTTTAGCTTCGCGTTCAATTCTCGCCAGTTCATTTTAGCTCCCACATTGCTACGTCCGACATCGCGCGCTTGTCGCGCAGTGCCATCCAAATCTTCTCGTCAATCGTCTTGTCCGTCAGCAGCACGTACACCCATACGTCGTGCCGCTGGCCGCTGCGGTGTAATCGACCGATGACTTGCTCGTATTCTTCCAACGACCAAGGCAACGACAGAAACACCATCCGGCACCCGCCGTGCTGCAAGTTCAGCCCATGCCCTGCGGACTTGGGGTGAATTAACAGCAACTCGATTTCGCCTCGGTTCCACGCGTCGATCACACCCGGCTGGTCGATCGTCGCCGCCTTGGGGTATCGCCGCTGCAACTCAGCGAGCTCGGCTTGGTAATTGTAAACGATTATCGTATTGGCCCGTTGGTTTTCTTCCAACAGTTCATCTAGCAGTTCTAACTTGTGGTCAGAAAACCACACCGTCTTCTGCGACACGTCGAACTTGCCCGGTCGATCGGACGCCGTGCGGGTCGTCTCGTAGACGAACCCCGAGGCCATCTGCTGTAGCTTGGACGTAACCGCCGCAGCGTTGGCGGCGATGGCCTTGGCGTCAGGAAACTCGACCATGAAGTCCTTGCGCATCTTCTCGTAAGGCTCGCGGTCAATCAGGTCGCAGCGCATCTGCACCGTATGCAAGGGCGGCAATTTGTCGCTGTATTCGCCAGGCTCTAACACAAACGTCGCGGGCTTGATCCGCGCCATGACCTGTGCTAACGCGCCGGTAGCGGGTATCCACTCGCCATACTCCCGGTTGAGGCAGATAAAATACTGCTGCAAAAAGGCGCCCTTGCTGCGGCCGAGTAGGCTTTGGTCGATGATCTTGCATTGCCCAAACACGTCCTCTAGGCCGTTTGAGGTAAAGCTGCCCGTCAGCCCCCACCGAATCTTGACCGGCTCCAGCGCCTTCAGAATCGCTTTAAACCGCACGCCCGAGGGGTTCTTGAGGCGCGTAAGCTCGTCGAACACTACGCCATCGAAATTAAGTTTCTGTTTGGCCAACCACTGCAAGTTATCGTAGTTCGTGACCACCACGCGGGCATCCGACTCCAGCGCCTTAGTCCGCCAGGTGGCCGCACCGATCGCTACCGCGAGCTTGAGGCCGGGTGCCCACTTGGCCGCCTCGACCGGCCATACGTGGTGGGCTACCCGTAGCGGTGCCACGACCAGCCAGCGCGACACCACGCCGTCCTCCAGCGCGTCCTGCATGGCCGTGAGGGTGAGCGCCGTCTTGCCAGCGCCTACAGGCGCCAGCACCATCGCGCGGTCGTGCTCGTACAGGAAGTCAGCCGCGCTCTCTTGATACGGACGCAACGAAAGCATCGACTTCCTCTATGCGATACAGCACTTTGTACTTCTGATTCGTCTGCGCCATCACGGACGCAAACACCTTTTGGAGCGGCGACAGTCGCCCGCGCTCGGCCTTGAGTTCCACGAACCACGTCTCGCCATTCGGCAAGCACACGATTCGATCGGCAACACCGCGCTGCGAGGGCGAGCGGAACTTAAACGTCACGCCACCGGCGCGCTCGACCGCCCAGGTCAAATACTCCTCGATCGTCTTCTCTCTCATGTTGAGAATCCTATGCGATAAAACAATGCTTGACAAGTAAATCAGCCGGCTCTAGGCTAGCGCAAACACACTAAAGGAGAGTCCTCGATGAGTCATAGCAATATCGTCGGCGGGTCCACCGCCAAACGCGTGATCAACTGCCCTGGCAGTGTCGCGCTCTGCCAAAAAGTCCCGCCTAAGCCAAGCAGCAAGTACGCCGACGAAGGCACGCTGTTGCATAACGTCATGGCCGAGATGCTCGGCAGTGACAAAGAACTGCGCCATGTGCTCGACATGGAGTACAACGGCATCAAACTCACCGGCGACCTGATCGACGAGAAGGTTCGCCCTGCACTGGACGCCATCAATGAAATCGACCCAGACGCACAGCTTGAATTCGCAGTCGAACAAACCGTCGGCTTCGGTGATCTTATTCCGGGTGTCTTTGGTTCTTGCGATCTTATTGGCCGCATTGGGGATCGCGCTATTATCCTTGATTGGAAGTTTGGTGACGGGGTGGCCGTCGAGGCTGAGGAGAACCCTCAGTTACTATTCTACACGGCTGCGGCGATCCGTACGCCGGCACTGGAATGGGTCTTCAAGGACGCCAAAGAAATCGAGTGCATCATCGTCCAGCCGCCGAAGGTCAAGCGATGGGTGACATCGTTCGATCGCGTGCGGCAGTTTGAGCGCGAGTTAACGTATGCCGTTAAACAGTCGGCCAAGCCTGACGCACCGCTTAAGATCGGCGATCACTGCCGCTGGTGTGCAGCCAAGCCCATTTGCCCGCTGATGACGGGCGCGGTCGATCGCGCGACGCAGACGCAGATTAAGGAGCTAGATGTCACGCAACTCGGCGACATGCTCCAGCGTGCGGATGTGCTTGAAGATTGGATCAGCGACTTGCGTGCGCTTGCCCTGCAAGTGTTAGAGTCAGGCAATCCTGTACCGGGCTACAAGCTCGTCCAGAAACGCGCGACGCGTCAATGGAAGGACGAAGAATCAGCGAAACAGGCGCTCTTGAAGCACCTGTCCATGACTGACGTGATGGAGACGTATTTGATCTCGCCAGCACAGGCGGAGAAAAAGCTGAAGAAGCTGAAGCTCCCCATGCCGGACGATCAGATTATCTCCGTCTCATCGGGCACCACGTTGGCGCCGGAGAGCGATCCCCGGCCCGCCGTGTTGCAAATCGGGCAGCAGTTAACTGCGGCCCTTTCTAAACTAGTGTAAGGAGTAGAGTAATGTCTAATATCACTGCGTTCAGTAAGGCGGGTCTCCCCGCTGTGTCTTCCCTGTCCACCGCCCTGCGTAACATCGAAGTGGAAGTCGGCCCGGTCGGGTCGGCGATCCTTAAGATGGATAAGACGGGCCACTGGGTCTTTGGCGCGGATCAAACCGAGGCTGAGGAAAACAGCAAGTGGGCAGTTAATCCTTTCTCGTTCGTCCACGGCTTCATTGCTTGGGGCGACGGCGAGGTGCTTGGCGAGAAGATGGTGTCGGTGTCACAGCCGTTGCCGGAACTCGAACCGGCTCCCCCGCAGAGCAAGAAGGGTTGGGAAACGCAAGTCGGCATGAGCTTGAAGTGCATCACGGGTGAGGACGCGGGCCTTGAGGCTCGCTACAGCACTACGTCGGTGGGCGGCAAGCGTGCCGTGCAGGCCTTGGCGGCGGCCATCGCAGCCCAGGTCGAGCGTGACCAGAGCAAGCCGGTGCCGGTCGTGGTTCTGAAGAAGGAGCACTACCAGCACAAGTCCTATGGCCGCATCTACACGCCGGTCTTTGAGATCGTCGAATGGGTGTCCATGGAAGGTGAGGGTCCGTCAGCACCGGAGGGCGATGAGCCCCCACCGGCCGCTTCGGCTCGTCGGCGACGCGCTGCGTAAGGGAGCGGGGGTCGGCAACGGCCCCCGATTCTTTGATGGCAATACTTTGGATTGACTTTGAAACCCGTAGCCGGTGCGACCTGCCGTCAGCCGGTGCGTACAACTATGCGCAGGACTTGAGCACCGAGGTGCTTTGCATGTCCTACGCGTTCGATGACGGCGAGGTGGCAACATGGTTGCCCAAGTACCCGTTCCCCGAGCGCGTGGCTAACTTCAAGGGCCAGATACGCGCGCACAACGCCGCGTTTGAGCGGCTTATCTTTTGGTACGTGTGTCAGATCAACTTCGACTTGACACAGTTTTACTGCACGGCCGCACAGGCACGGGCCAACTGTCTGCCCGGTAGCCTTGAGGATATTGGCCGTGCGCTTTCCTCTAAGATGAAAAAGGACCATCGCGGCTCGCAGTTGATTCGACAACTCTCGATCCCGCGTGCGGACGGGACGTTCAACAACGACCCTGCGCTGATGGCCGAGATGATCGCCTACTGCGAGCAGGACGTGCGCGCCATGCGCGAGATCAGCAAGGCGATGCGCGACCTGTCAGACATCGAGCTTGCCGATTACCACGTCAACGAGCGGATCAACGACGCGGGCGTTAAGGTAGACGTGCCGCTTTGCGAGGCCGCCGTGCGCTACGCCGAGGACGAACTGCAAGAGATCGAGAAGATCGTCGCAGAGGTCACGCACGGCGTCATTACGAGCGTCCGTTCGCCCAAGATGCGCGAGTGGGTGCTGGAGCGCGTCGGCCCCGAGGCTAAGAAGCTGATGACCGTCTACAAGGACGGCGAAAAGAAGTACAGCATCGACAAGACCGTGCGCGCCAACCTGCTCGCCATGGACAACGCCGACGAGGTGCCGCCCGACGTGGCCGATGTCGTGCAGTGCGCGGATGACCTATGGGCCTCGTCAGTCGCTAAGTTCAACCGCTTGAAACAACTCGCCGATGTCGAAGACGCTCGCGTGCGCGGTGCGTTCATATTTGCTGGCGGCAGCGCCACAGGCCGCGCGTCGAGCTACGGCGCGCAGGTCCACAACTTCACCCGCAAGTGCCACAAGGAGCCCGAGGCCGTACGCCAGGCGCTTGTGCGCGGGCATGCGATCGTTCCGCGATACGGAATCCGCGTCACGGACGTGCTCAAGTCCATGCTACGCCCTGCGCTGATCCCGACTAAAGGCAACGCGTTCGTCGTGGCCGACTGGGCGGCGATCGAAGCGCGTGCGACCGCGTGGCTCTCAGCCGACCCACTCGCCGAGCCCGTCCTTGAAATCTTCCGCACAGGGGGTGACATTTACAAGCGTGAGGCCGCTGGCATCTACGGCGTCGGGCCCACCGAGGTCAACGACGAGCAGCGCCAGATTGGCAAGGTCGCCATCCTCTCACTAGGCTTTGCCGGCGGCGTCGGTGCGTTCAGCGCCATGGGCCGCGCGTATGGCGTCAACATGAGCGAGGCCGATGCGCAGCGTATCGTTGACCGCTGGCGTCGCGCGAACCCGTGGGCGGTGCGCTACTGGCAAAGATTAGAAGATGCCTACACCCGCGCCATGCGCAATGTCAACACTGAGTTCAAAGCTGGCCGCGTGGCGTACATGTACGACGGCCAACACCTATGGTACGCCCTGCCCTCGGGCCGCGTGCTATGTTATCCGTTCGCCCGTCTGGAGTCGGACGGCGTGAGTTATCTCAAAGCCGCTTGGAAACCCGCGCAAGATGCGACTGAATGGCCGCGTGCGCGTCTGTGGAAAGGCTTGGCTTGCGAGAACATCACACAGGCTACCGCCAATGATTTGCTGCGGCACAGTCTGCGTGAGTTAGACCGTCAAGGATTACGTACTGTGCTGCACGTTCACGACGAAATCGTTATCGAATGTGTTAACGAGGCCGCCGAGGTCGTTGCAGAACTTTTGAATACGGTAATGTGTACGGCTCCTGATTGGGCCGTGGGGTTTCCGCTCAAGGCCGAGGTTAAGGTCATGGAGCGGTATGGCAAGGGCTAAAAAAAGCCCGGCGGGTTAGGCCGGGCTAATAGGGGACTGGAGAAGTCACATGATGAGATTCGCCGATTATCTTAACAGCATCGCCCCCGAGGGGGAAGTTATCCTGTTCGTCCGTCAGAAGCCGCTCATGCGTAACGGCGAGCAGCTTGCACACAACGACGGTACGCTCAAGTACACCTGGCCGCCGGCTTTGTTCGACCGTTACCAGCGCCGTCCGCAAGGCGCGTGGTACGCCAACACCGGTTGCTTCATCGTCGATCGCATGGCCGATGGCCTCTCGGCCTCTGCGGCCAACTGCGAGCGCGTCGCGTTCATGGTGCTCGATGATGTCGGCACCAAGTCCAAAGTGCCGCCGCTGGAGCCGACGTGGAAGATGGAGACGAGCCCCGGCAACTATCAGTGGGGCTACACGTTCGGCCTCGATGATCAGCCGACCAAGGGCGAGTTCAGCGCGGCGATCAAGGCGATCGCTGAAGCCGGCTACACCGACCCCGGCGCGATCAATCCGGTGCGCAATTTTCGCATTGAAGGCAGCATCAACCTAAAGGAAGGGCGCCACAACTTCGCCTCCATCCTGACCGAGTTCCACCCTGAGCGCGAGTACACACTGGCCCATATTTGTCAAGCGTTGGGCGTCACGCCCGGCCCTGTTGATACGGCGTATATACGCGGCGTATACCTTGAGGACGATGGCCTCGACACGGTGCTAGAGTGGGTCCGCGAGCGCGGGGTGCTGCTCGATAAGGCCAACGGCGAGGGCTGGTACGGCGTAGTGTGTCCTAACCATGCGGCGCACACGACGGGCGACCCCGGCGGGCGGTACAATCCCGTATCCCGTAGCTACACCTGCTTCCACGGTCACTGTGGTGACTGGAACAGCGAGAAGTTTTTGCGATGGGTCGAGGCCGAGGGCGGCCCCAAGACGGGCTATGGTCTGCGCGATGACCTGCTCGCAAAGAAGATGGAGGCCGCGTTGAGTAAAATTACTCCCACTACTGAGTATCCCGACGAAGCCGCCAAGGTGATCAAGGAGGTTGAGCGCCGCGAGCTTGGGCGCGTCGAGCGATCGCAATGGTACGAACGCTTTGCCTACATCCAAGACGATGACAGTTACTTTGACATGATCGACCGCCGCGAGATCAGCCGGCAGACGTTTAACGCGCTGTTCCGTCACATCCCGTGCCGCAGCATCCGCTCGAACCGCAACATTGAAGCCTCCATCTGCTTTGACGAGAACCGTCAGGCGATGGGCGCTCACTCGTTGGTCGGCGTTACGTTCGCCGCTGGCGAGTCGATCCTTGTCTCACGCAACGGCCTCGTCTACGGCAACCGCTGGCGCGACGCGCGGCCGACCGCCGCCGAGGGCGACGTATCCATCTGGCTACAGCACGCCGAGCGCATGATCCCCGACCCTATTGAGCGCGAGCATGTGCTTAACGTTATGGCCTACAAGCGCCAGCACCCCGAGAAAAAGATCAACCACGCCGTGCTGCACGCCGGCCGCCCTGGCAGTGGCAAGGACACGCTCTGGGCGCCGTTCCTGTGGTCGATCGGTGGCAACACGCACGTTAACGTGGCCATCGTCAAGAACGAGGAATTAAATTCGCAGTGGGGCTACGCGCTGGAGTCTGAAGTGATCGTGATCAACGAGCTCAGACAGGCCGAGGCCAAAGACCGTCGCGCGCTTGAGAATAGTCTAAAGCCCGTAATCGCCGCGCCGCCTGAACTACTGTCGGTCAACCGTAAGGGCATGCATCCGTACGACGCGCTTAATCGTGTGTTCGTACTGTCGTTCTCAAACGAGCGCGCAGCGATCAGCCTACCGCGAGACGATCGCCGCTGGTTCGTCGTGTGGTCTGAGGCCGAGCGCATGCGCCCCGAAGACGCCGAGCACATCTGGGCGTGGTACAAGTCCGGCGGCTTTGAATCCGTCGCCGCGTGGCTTGATGCCCGTGACGTGTCGGCCTTCAACCCCGGCGCCGCACCGCCGATGACTGAGGCGAAGATGATTATGATCGAGTCGGCCATGAGCACGGCCGAGTCGTTCCTAGTCGAGATGATCCGCACGCGGCAGGGTGACTTTGCCAAGGGCGTGATCGCCTCGCCGTTCTATGCCATCTGTGACCGGCTGCAAGGCCTTGCGCCTTCAGGCGTCAAGGTCGTATCACCCGCGCTCATGCACGCGCTACGCGAGGCCGAGTGGGTCGATTGTGGGCGCTTGCACTCGCGCGAGTGGCCGACCCGTAAGCATGTGTTCTGCCATCCGCAGTTTGCGAGCCTCACGAAGTCGGAGCTCCGGCACATGGCCGAAGACAAGGCGCCTGCATTGTCAGTCGTCAAGTAGCCAGTCAACGAGGATGGCGGCGCCGATAGTCAAGAGTAAGTACGTCACGCTTATTGGCCTTTAGTTGATTGTAACGGGCTGTGGTGGCCTGCAAGGCGGTCGGCGCCTTGTAGCGCCGCCCTCGGCCTTGGCGCACGTCCTTGCGCGCCACGTCGATCCAGCGCCACATGCGCCGGACCCACCAGTCAGTGAGTGTTGTCCGCGCCACGGTCTACCCGTTGCAGCGCGCGCCTGGCGATCGCGTGCGCGTCCTCGCACTGATCGCGGCTCATATTGGCGATCGTATGCAGCGCCGCCTCGTAATGCAGCAGCTTGTATACTGCTTCCGTGTAAAGCTTCACCACGCGGCCATAGTCATCGCGCGTTAGGTTGTCGGTCATGGCATATCTCTCGCACGAATGGCGTCTGCAAACGCATACGCTACATCGGCATCGTCTAGGTTGTATTGCACGGCTTTCTCACACACCTTCGCACACGCCTCCCGCTCGGCTGCGGCAACAAGGGCGGCGAAGCGTTCTAACTGTTCCTGAGTAATAGTCCATACCTGCGTGTTGCTTGCGGTAATGGCTACGTTCAGAAGCATGTTTATGTGGTCGCGGGTCATGGTATGTTCCTTTTTAATCTGTAACAAAGAGGCCACCGAGCAATCCCCGGCGGCCCCCCGTTGTTACGAGCTTTTAATAGTTTTCGCTGAGGCTAACGCACATAGCGCGTTTGCGGCGTTACACGCTGCCTGTGAAAACTTCAAAGCATCGTCGGCTTTTTCAGCTTCCGCTGCCTTCGTAATCAAAATAAGCACTTCTTGTTCCTTCATTGGGTTCTAACTCCAACTTTTATGCCGGGTTTAACAAAAGCACTAGGTTCCGGCTTGCCTAGAGCCTCTCGCGCCAGTAGGATGATGTCGTCGCGGGTCATCGCTCCACCTCTCGCACCAGGCGATCAATAAACCAAAGCGCCTTGCGGTACTCCTCAGCGCGCGCGGCGTCGTGGTCGCCGTGCTTATGGCCGACGCGGCTCAAGTACTTGAGCGCCGATAGGCGCAAGTAGCCCTCGAACTCCTCGGGCGTACTCTTTGCGCGCATGTAGTCGATCGTCTCAATACCGCCGACCTTGTAATGGTCGGGGTTGATCGCATCCGGCGTACTGTCAGCCTCGGCGTGCGTACTGTCGCTCCCATAGGGCCACGCGTTGAACTCAGCCATTACCGCGTCGAGCTCCTCTTTAGTCAGCCTACAGGTGCGCTCCAAGCGGCTCTCGGGCTCTCGGTACATGGTCTCGGGGTCTATAGGCGGCTTACTCTCAAATGGATCAGCCGGCCGGCCCATGTCACGTTGGAACGCGTCCCACTCATCGAACGTCATGCGTATGTCCATAGTTATGGTCCTCACCAGTAGTCACCACCCCAACGCCGCCGACTGCACGCCCAGTTCGGGGGCGGCACGCGGCGCCACTCGTCACGCCGTGCGGCGTCGAGCCGGTGCAGCACGCCCCTCAGCCAGTCGAGCCAACGGATCACGCGACGCCCTCGGGTAGCTCGATCGCCTTGCAACCCAAGGCCAACGCTACGATCGCGTCGGCTTGACTCTGCGTCATGCGTAGCGCGTCCTCGACACGCTCGACCGGGCGTGACGTGCCCGTGTAGGCGCCCTCAGCGTCGCGGTCGAGTGTTAGATAGCGGCCCTCGTACTCAGGGCCGCCGATGGTGTACTGGATCACCCAACGCTTGCCGCTCATCGCAGCACCTTCCACGCGTTGTCCTTGCGCTCTGCGAGCTTGAAGTTGGCGATGGGCCAACGGCGCAGCAGCTTAGACGCCGGCCACGCTAGCAGTACCGTACCCGCGTCGTGCCTCCAGCAGCCCTCCTCGGTGGCGCCGGCGTCTGTGTAGTAAAACGCGCGGCGCATGCCGGCAAGGTTGCCGGCTGTGGTGCCTAGCGCCACAGCGTCGAGCGCCAGTGCGCATGCGTCGGTCGTGAGGATCGTCTTACCCTTGGGCTCACCTTTAACGGCCGCAGTAGCGAACGTATCAGCGTGGGCGGTCGTGGTGAGGGTAGCGGCCAGTACGGCCGTGATGATTGCAGTTTTCATAGTCTATTGTCTCCAGTTGGTTGGTTAGTTGTCTCATCTTCATCGTCAAAAGGATAGGCAGGATCGCGGGGGTCTATCCACCCCCGCCGGCGCTTTGGTTGTTGGCCGATGTCATCCAACGCCGCCTCGATTTCGGCGGCGTGGCGGCGTAGACCTTCATCCATGTAACGCTCGATAGCGTCGCGGTAGCTACTCATGCGGCCACCTCGCCTACGTACGGCGCGACGTGGAATTGGTCGCGCGTTGGCATGGTGTCGAGGTGCCCGGCGTCTACGGCCCATTGGCACTCGCGCAAGTGTTCAGCCAGTGCGGCCTCAGCCTCGCCGGCGCTCTCGAATACTTCCGGCTCGCCGTCGAGCTCCCAGACGTTTTCGTAATGGTGGCCGACAAGTGTCAGGACTACGTAGCGTTGGCTGTCCATGTTAGGCGGCCTCCGACTTTGCCATTGCATAGTCACGGGCGCGCGATTTAGCCCACGTCGTTTCGGATACCCAGTAATAGTCACGGTCGAACACGCCGCCGAAATAGACGTTAGGCCAACCCATGCGCTCCAGCAGGAGCCGCGCAGCGGCGGCATGGTTGCCCTCTAAATTCTGCGCGTGGTCATACGGCATCGTGATCGAGCCGCCTTCACACTTGGCGATGATGCGCGAGCCGCGCGAGTTGGTGGGGCCGTGGTATCGGGTGCGAATGGCTTGCATGGTCGTGTACTCCAGTGTAGTTAAGTGTGGGCGGCCATGGGCGCCGCCCGTGTGGTGTGATGGTTAGGCGGCCTCGGCGGCCACGTCGGCGGCCGTCTCGGCGCTGTAGGCGAGGGCGTCGTCGTGCGCCATGCGGCACGCCATGCGCGCCACGTCAGCGCCGAGGTCGTTGCGCATGGGCATAACGAGCGCCAATACGCCGATCGTATTGTCCGTAACAACGGTCGGGAACTCGCCGCGCATGTGGATACGGATGGCGTGTTGACTCGCGGCCTTTTTGGACAGGTTGCGCGCGATCGAGAGCGCCTCGCATGCGTCGGCAAGGTACTGAGTGTTAAGCACAGCCGGCACCTGATCGCCTACGTCTTCAGCTTTGGGCACCACACGGCGCCACTCCGGGAACCGGCCGTCGAGCGCCTTGCCCGTGACTGAGCCCGTGGGTGTACCGATGGCTATATGGTTGTCGTCGATCGTCACGGTCACGTCTACGGCGCCGAGTGACTTGCCGCGTGCATACTCGCCCGTGAATTGCTTTAGCGCCGCGTCGATCGTTTCGTTAGGCACGATGACAGCCGGATAGTTGGACTTGACGCCGCGCGCGTTGGCAACGAACAGGCGATGCCCGTCGGTAGCAACTACCTTGCCGGCCACAGTGTCCAGATAGACGCCTTGCAAGTAATAACGAACGTCTTTTTCGGCGGCGTGGGTACGGGCGGCGCGCAGGGTGGCGAGAGAGACAGTAAGTGTGTACATGGTTGAGTGTCCTTTAGTGTAGTTGATTGTCAGAGTTTAGTTTACGGTAGTCGGTCAATCGTTTGCAAGGCGAAAGATGACAGCGGCGAGCGCCGTGCCGGTGCCGACTGCCCACACTTGCATGTGAACATCGGCGGCAACGAACGGGGCCAGAATGAGACAAGGTAAAGCGATCGCGGCGAGGGCGTGGGAGTAGCGAGTCATTTTGCAGCCCTCGCAATGGCGTTAAAGGCGCGCCAGTAGTCGAGCGCCATGCGGTAGTCATCACAGCGCACCTTGTCGTGAATATCGCCGGCGGCATTGCGCACCTGTACGCAGTACCACATGCCAGCTTTTTCGAGCATGGCCGACCAGTCATTCCGATACATTTTGATTCGTGGTTGCATGGCGTGTACCTCTGTTTAGTGAATCGACAAGTACAGTAGACCACAGCGCCGCAAGTGTGTAAAGCATTTTCTTACAAATAGCAGAACACGACCATTCTGCGGACAGCGGCAAGGTGTGGGCAATGTGGGTCATTCGGTGGGCAATCGAATCGAGACAAATTGCCCACGCGCAAGTGACTAGAAAAATAGATGGATTCGTACGTTGTGGGTAATGTGGGTAATGGTTTTTATTTAACAGTATAAAAATTATATGTACTGTATAGGCGTACAGTATATAATCTGTAAGGAATAACTGTAGACGCTTAGCGACCTTGGTGGGCAACGTTTTAATTGCCCACATTGCCCACAAATGCCCACGCCCCCAAGTTTGTGGGCAATGTGGGCAATTTGTTTTCGATTGCCCACATTGCCCACAGAACCACGCGGCCACGCGGCGCGCATGCGTCCTGGCTGAGAGCTTGCGGGCGTCGTGGGTCGTGGCCGATTGCCCACAACGCCGCGACCGGATGCAAACGGGAATCATTTGCAATTGATGGGGTGGGCCGACCCGCGCGGTGGCATGTACCTGTATCGGAGGGGTTACAAAAAATTTTTTATTTTTTCCCCATCAGCCCGTAAGCCAAAGCCTTATGCTATTCTTGTGTGGCGATGTCTGACGTGATGCGCACGTAGCGACCGGGAGGTAGCTGAAGGGCCATGGCCCACCATCTAAGGCACTCCGCCCCGGCACACAGGTCACACGGTTGTTGTGGATCGCGGCCTCCCGGCAGGACGACCCTGCACATCGCTTGTCTTTTATTTCCGTTCACGCTACGGTTGCGCCATGTTCAAATCGCTCCCGTTTGAGCCCCGCGAGATCAAGGCGACTGAATCGCGGCTTCAAGCAATTTATGACGCGGCGGCGCTCGGGCTTAAAGGTGATAGCCTTGCGCTCGCAGCGGGCATGCTGCCCACCGAATACCGCCGCTTATGTCAAATGGACCCGCTCGCCGAGATGGCCGAGGCCAAAGGCCGTGCCGACGCTGAGGCTGAGGCGGCAGGTCAGTTGCGTGAGGCGGCTCGCAATGGCGATAGCAAGGCTGCGCTCTCGCTCCTACAACATGTGCACGGCTGGGTGGCGAAGCAGCAAGTTCAGGTCGATGTCACCCAGCAGATCAGCGTCATCGCGGCACTGCAAGAAGCGGAGTCTCGCGTCATTAACGGCCGAGTATTGTCGTCTACTCCGGCTGCACTGACGCACGCCGAGCCCACCGCCCTCGCGTACGCCACTACGGAACCTATTAATGCAACTGCCAATCTATAGCGCCGACGACGAGCAGGCGATCATGGCGCGCTTGTGGGCGCCTCAAGTCAAGGACGACCCCGAGGCGTTCGTGCTGTTCGCCTTCCCGTGGGGGCAGAAGGGTACGCCGCTGGAGCACTTTGAAGGCCCGAGGCGGTGGCAGCGCAAGGTGCTGCGGGACATCGCCGCGCACATCGCTAAGAACAAAACGGCCACCTCCTACGAGGTGTTGCGCATGGCCACCGCCTCGGGGCGCGGCATCGGTAAGTCCGCCCTCGTCAGTTGGCTCATCTTGTGGATGCTCTCGACGCGCATCGGCTCGACGACCATCGTGTCGGCTAACAGCGAGGCGCAGCTACGCTCGGTCACCTGGGCCGAGGTGACTAAGTGGCTGGCGCTCCTGCTCAACAGTCATTGGTTCGAGGTGTCGGCCACACGCGTCATGCCGGCCAAATGGCTCGCGGAGATCGTCGAGAGAGACCTTAAGAAAGGCACACGCTACTGGTCGGTCGAAGGGCGGCTCTGGTCGGAGGAGAACCCCGACGCGTACGCCGGTGTGCACAACCATGACGGCGTGATGGTCATCTTCGACGAGGCGAGTGGTATTCCTGACCCTATCTGGTCGGTGACGGCGGGCTTCTTTACGGAGAACACGCCGCATCGTTTCTGGCTGGCCTTTAGCAACCCGCGACGCAACGAGGGGTATTTCTATGAGTGTTTCAACGCGAAAAGAGAGTTCTGGACGACGCAAAGCATCGACGCCCGGCAAGTTGAAGATACGGATAAAGCCGTCTACGAGCAAATCATCGCTGAGTATGGAGCAGATAGTAGCCAGGCAAAGGTTGAGGTCTACGGAGAGTTTCCTTCAGACGGCGACGACCAGTTCATTGCTCCGCGAGTTGTGGAGGAGGCTATGGCAAGGCCTCGGTACAAGGACGAGACAGCGCCACGCGTTGTCGGAGTCGATCCAGCGCGAGGCGGAGCAGACTCAACAGTCATCGTCGTAAGGCAGGGGCGTGATGTCATCGCTATCCGGCGCTACCGGGGCGATGACACGATGACAACGGTGGGGCGCGTCATCGACGCGATCGAGGAGTTCAACCCGGCGCTCACTGTCATCGACGAGGGCGGTCTGGGTTACGGGATACTTGACCGGCTAAAAGAGCAGCGGTATAAGGTGCGTGGGGTAAACTTTGGCTGGAAGGCTAAGAACCCTGCAATGTACCAGAATAAGCGTTCTGAGATATGGGGTGAAATGAAGGCTTGGTTGCAATCAGCAAGCCTGCCTCATGATAGAAGTCTTAAGAGCGATTTGACTGGGCCGCACCAAAAGTTTAATTCGTCTGGGGCCATTTTGTTGGAAAGCAAAAAGGACATGAAATCCAGAGGGCTTGCCTCTCCAGACGCCGCCGATGCGTTAGCCGTTACGTTTGCTTATCCGGTAGCCAGTCGAGAGATGCGGGAAAAACCTCGTCGAATTGTTGTTGAGCGTGGTAGCGGCGCAACTAGTAGTTGGATGGGCGCGTAATGATCCCCGTTCTATCCCGTACAGCCGCTATAGCGCAGGGAAAAAAGAAATATTTTACAGGAAAACCCTGTAAGCATGGCCATGTTGCCGAGCGCCACGTTCAAAATTGGACATGCGTTGAATGCCATTCGGCAAATATGTTGGACGTACAGCGCAATTGGCGGGCAAAAAACCCGAAAAAAGTCGCCGAATACACAGCAAAATACGCTTCCGCACACGCAGAAACTAACAAGGCGTGGCGGGCTAACAATGTGGACAAGATACGCGAGCACGCTCGCGGCTGGCGGTTGGCTAACCCTAGCAAAATGGCTCAATACGGGCAAAAGTGGCGCGCCAACAACCGCGCTCACATGCAGTATTTAAAAGCCAAGCGTCGAGCTGACGTTTTACGTCGCACTCCGTTATGGTTAGACGCTGAAGATTGGTGGCTAATTGACGAAATTTACGACTTAGCTAACCAACGGGCTAAAGCGACTAAAGTTGACTGGCATGTAGATCACATCGTACCTTTACGCGGCGGTGTTGTGTCCGGCTTACATGTACCGCATAATTTGCAAGTTATTTTAGCCAGCGAAAACGTGCAAAAAGGAAACCGATATGCCGCGTAAGTCGGTCAATCTGTCAGTGGGTCGCGGTGAGAAGCAGCCCGTCTCTAAAGGCGCGGGCTTGACGGCCAAAGGTCGGGCTAAGTATAACCGCGCTACGGGCAGTAACTTGAAGGCTCCGGCGCCGAGTCCGAAGACTAAGGCGGACGCGGGGCGTAAAAAGTCTTTTTGCGCGCGAATGAAGGGTGTGGTGGCTAAGGCCAAAGGGCCGGCTGAACGAGCTAAAGCGTCGCTGAGACGCTGGAAGTGTGGCTAACATGGCAGCTAAACGCGGACTCTACGCTAACATCGCCGCTAAACGGGCTCGCATAGCGGCCGGCAGTGGTGAGAAGATGCGCAAAGTAGGCGCTAAGGGCGCACCGACCGCCAAGGCGTTCCGAGAGTCGGCTAAGACGGCTAAAAAGAGGAAGTAAGATGCCAAACAACCCGTATGATCGCATGGGTATTGGTCCGCGCGCCGTGCTAGGCGATGCGATGATCCAGGCACAACCCTCGCCGCCGCCGCAGGCGCAGCGCCCGGCGCGACCGATGCGGATGCCGATGCGACGCCCTAATGTGGACATTGTACGTACAACGGTAGACTTTCGGCCTACCCCGATGAGGAAACGCTAATGCCCCTTGTCAAGTCCGCCAGCAAAGGCGCGTTCCGTAAGAACATCAAGACCGAGATGGCCCGAGGCAAGCCGCAGAAGCAAGCCGTGGCCATTGCGTATTCGGTTGCTCGTAAAGCCAAAGGTAAGAAGCGCAAATAATGGCTAAAGACCCTACAGGGCTGCGTGGCGCGGCACGCGTCGCCAATACGCCCACTAATAAAGGCAAGATGTCGCGCGATCCAGCAGACGTGCTAGCCACCGCGCGCTCACGTCTGACCATGGCGCTGTCGGCGTACTCAGACAGCCGCGAGGACGAGCTAGATGACCTGCGCTTCATGGCAGGTTCGCCCGACAACCAGTGGCAATGGCCACAAGACGTGCTGGCGCAACGCGGATCGGTGCAAGGACAGACGCTCAACGCGCGTCCGTGCCTGACGATCAACAAGCTCCCGCAGCATGTGCGGCAGGTGACGAACGATCAGCGACAAAACCGGCCCGCCGGTAAGGTCATCCCCGTTGATGACAAGGCGGACATCGAGGTCGCGGAGATTTTTGACGGAATTGTCCGTCACATTGAGTATATTTCAGATGCGGATGTGGCGTATGACACCGCATGCGACAACCAGGTCACGTACGGCGAGGGGTATTTCCGCATTTTGACGGAATACTGCGACGAAAACACGTTTGACCAAGACCTTCGCATCGGTCGCATCCGAAATAGCTTCAGTGTGTACATGGACCCGACCATCCAAGACCCTTGCGGGTCGGATGCCGAGTGGTGCTTCATCACCGAAGACATCCCCAAGGGCGATTATGAGCGCATGTACCCCAACGCAGAGCCGATTTCGTCGGTTTTGCAGCGCGGTGTCGGCGATCAGGCGCTTTCGCAGTGGATCAACCAAGATACTGTGCGAATTGCGGAGTATTTCTACAAAGAGCACAGCAAAGAGACGCTGAATCTGTACGCCGGCAACCAAACGGCGTTTGAAGGTTCACCGGAAGCGCAAGAGCTTGAGATGCTCGGCCTTCAGCCCATTCGCAAGCGCGAAGTAGACGTTCAACGCGTCAAGTGGCTGAAAACCAACGGCTACGAAATCCTTGAAGAATCAGAATGGCCGGGCAAGTGGATACCTGTGATCCGCGTGATCGGCAACGAGTTTGAGGTTGAAGGTCGTATGTACGTGTCGGGCCTTGTGCGTAACGCCAAGGACGCCCAGCGCATGTACAACTATTGGGTATCGCAGGAAGCAGAGATGCTGGCCCTTGCGCCCAAGGCGCCGTTTATTGGTTACGGCGGTCAGTTTGAAGGCTATGAACAACAATGGAAAACGGCCAACACGAATAACTGGCCGTACTTAGAAGTTAACCCCGACGTGACAGACGGACAGGGCGCTGTCCTGCCGCTGCCACAACGTGCTCCGCCGCCGCTCGCCCAGACGGGCTTGATCCAGGCGAAGATGGGCGCTGCCGACGACATCAAGGCCTCTACGGGCCAATACGATGCAAGTCTTGGCATCCGCTCCAACGAGCGCACCGGTCGGGCCATTTTGGCGCGTGAACGGCAAGGCGACACAGGCACATACCACTTCGTAGATAACCTAGCTCGGGCCATTCGCTATGGGACGCGCCAACTCGTTGATTTGATCCCGAAGATTTACGACACCCAGCGCATTGCGCGCATCATTGGCATTGACGGTGAGACAAGCACGGCCCGCATCGACCCGATGCAAGCCGAGCCAGTCCGTCGCATCATGGACGAGACGGGCGTAGTGATCGAAAAAATCTACAATCCGTCGGTGGGTAAGTACGACGTGGCGGTCACGACTGGCCCGTCCTACGCGACCAAACGGCAGGAAGCCATGGACGCCATGGGGCAAATTTTGCAGGCCAACCCGCAGCTTTGGGCGGTGGCTGGCGACCTGTTCGTTAAGAACATGGACTGGCCGGGCGCTCAGGAGATCAGCAAGCGGCTCCAAAAGATGATTGATCCGAAGCTGCTGGCGGACGAGGAAGACCCGGCGCTACAGGCGGCCAATCAGCAGATGGAGGCGATGGGGCAAGAGATGCAGATGATGCAGCAGATGCTCCAGAACATCCAACAGTCGATGGAAGCCCGTGAGGTGCAGGTCAAGGAGTTTGAGGCGCAGGTCAAGGCGTACAACGCCGAGACGGATCGAATTAAAGCGGTCGAGAGCGGTCTAACTCAGGAGCAGGTGCAGGACATCATTATGGGTACGCTGGCCGGCATGCTATCAACCGGTGAGCTTGTGGCGCCTAGCGCCCCCCGCGAGATGGGTATGCCGCCTGAAGGGATGCCGCTATGACCTGCGAAGTCTTTATCGGGCATTTGTTTCTTGCGCGCGACGTGACGCACTCTACGCACCTCAACACGCGTAACTACGCGAAACATAAGGCGTTACAGAAGTTTTACGAGGGGGTTATTCCGCTCGCAGACAGCTTCGCAGAGGCGTATCAAGGCCGTTACGGCCTGATTGGTCCAATTGCGCTACAGACGGCTAAAAAGACGAACAATGTGCTCGACTTTTTGCAGGACGAACTTAAAACGCTGGAAGACATGCGTTATAAAGTTTGTGATAAAGACGATTCCCCTTTACAGAATTTGATTGATGAGATACTGACGTTGTATCTTACGACTGTTTACAAACTTAAGTTTTTAGCGTGAGGGTAGATCATGGAGCTTCTTAATCCGATGGCTGATAGCGTCTACCCTGGACGCACGGTTGGATATACGGGTACGGCAGGTTCGACCGCCACTTGGCAGGCCGGCCCGCAGGGCGTGGTGGTGTGGTCAACGACCCCCTGTTACGTGCTTGTGGGCGAGGGCGTCACCGCGACGACCTCCAGCACGCCGATCCCGGCGTTTACGCCGATCCCGTTTATCGTGCCGCAAGGCACTGGCGCACCCTGGCGAGTGAGTGCAATCCGCGTGACGGACAGCGGCGACATTTACGCCAAACCCATTAACATCCGATGAGTTGGGGTGTCGCACTGCGAAACGGCGTAGCGATTGGCCTTGGGGCCGTCGCCACGTTGTTTTCAGGCACGCGAGATAGCGGTGCCTCGGTCGGCAACTTGCTGACTGAAATTGGCGACAACTTGGTTCAGGAAGACGGCGGCCAATTGCTGCTGGAGTGATGAATGGCAATCGTTAAGATTTCAGACCTTCCGCTTGTAGACAGTCCGGTCGAAGGAACGGACTTGTTCGTTGTCGTTCAGGACAACGTAACCAAAAAGGCGTTTGCCAGCGACATTCAGACCTACGTGGGCTTTGAAGAAGTCCAGTACGCGACTGCGGGTCAGACCGTCTTTAACCTCACGACGATGACCTACGCCGCCGGCGCGAATAACCTTCAGGTGTTCGTTGATGGCGTGAACCAGTACGAAGGATTGGCGTATACCGAGACGGATAACAACACCGTTACGTTCACGCAGGGCTTGCATCAGGGCGCCGTCGTTAAGTTCTCAACCGTCCAGACGCAAACGTCGTCGGTGGCGAGTGCTGGAGCGGTGACGTTCCTTCAAGCCGGTACGGGCGCTGTTCCTCGATCTGTGCAGTCTAAAGAGCGCGACATTGTTAGCGTCAAGGACTTTGGCGCTGTCGGCGATGGCGTGACGGATGATACGGCTGCGATTCAAGCTGCTATCGATTCTGGCGCACAGAAAGTTATTTTTCCCAAAGGCGAATACAAAATAACGGCGCCGTTGTTGGTTCCATCAAACAGCTATCTGTTTGGTGAGATGGCGACCATCAAAAAGTATGGCGCCACACAATACAACGGTACTGATGCCATTCTGTATCTGTCCGGCTCCGTTGTGTCGCGGGTTAGAATTATCGGATTCAACCTGACAACCGATCAGGCGGTACCGTTTACGTCAACAGCTATCCATAACGGAACCATAGTTAGCGACGTTGAAATCGCAAACATCAAGGCTTACAGCGTTTTCTATGGCCTTCGTTTAGCTGGTGGCTATCAAATTAGCATTGATAACTTCACAGCTAATGCGTGCTACACGGGCGTCTATATTGACCCAACAGGTAGTGCTGCTACGAACATGACTAGCATTTTTGCGTCGAATTTGAACGTATCAAATGCTGGTCACGGATTGTTTTTGAAAAAAGTTATTTATTCTTCATTTTCTGGCTATCTGTTTGGCATTAAGACCAGCAATTCAGATTTGTTTGTTGCAAATGAAACGCCGGTCGCAATTCAGACTGAATTGTGTTCAGGTTTGAAGTTGCACTATGGCGGTGAAGACATTATCGGCATTTTTCACGCATCAACGGGAAGCAACGGAGAGGCGACGTTTTACTTAGCTGCGGCGGCGGCAAACGAACAATTTTTGCCAAACGCTGCGCGTACCGCTAATGGATTTGCGATTGCACAGCAGACGTACTTTAACTATACGTCCGGTAGTTGGGCGTTGATTGGATGTCAAATTTCTATTGGCAATGTGGCTTGGACATACCCGGCCAATCCGTCAACATTCTTGCGCTTGAACGCCTCTGGCTACGTTAAGTTTCAGAACGGTTATGTTTTGTTAAGCACTGGCGTAGTGGATGCCGCGACTGGCGCAAACGCGGCCAAGGGTTTTGCGGTTGAAAACACTCGGTTTTTGTCGAACTATCAAACGGCAAACAGCAATCGTTTGTTTAACGTCGGCAATAACTTTTTAGTGTATTCAGACGCGGTGACGTTTAACACCTCAACTACTGAACACACAATCACTTTCCCGTATGCGTTCGATCAAATTTTTTACGGTAGTGCGGTAGTGGTGCGAAATTCGTCTACTATTATCGGCGCCCAAATTAAGTCGATTAGCACAAGCAGTATCACGTTTATTTTTGAAAGCGACGTGAACGGATTTCAAGTTAGATTTTTAGTGTTTGGTGTTGCCCCAGCAGCGTAGCCTTGGCGGCAAATTAAGGAGTAAATCATGGCTGACAAGAAAATTTCACAGCTTACTGGTGCAACAACGCCGCTTGCCGGAACAGAGGTTTTACCTGTTGTCCAAAGTGGAAGCACCGTTAAGGTTTCGATTGATAACGTCACCAAAGGCCGCGTAGTTAACGGGTTGTCGTTTGACACCGACGTTGCTGCTGCTGGCGTGACGCTCTCTGGCACCACGCTTGAAGCGGATGGCACCGACGCTAACATTGATGTGTTTGTTAAGGCTAAAGCGGCAGGTAGCTTAGACCTTCGTTATGGCGTTGGCTCTAATATCAAGGTTGGTAAGACCAGTAGTTTTACTGGCGCTGAAACCGCGCAGATTGTGTTCCACGAGGGCAGTACTCAGCTTGCCCAATTGAAATGGGACCCAGCCGGCAACACTTACGTTATTGAAAACAAAACTTTTAACGCGCCCATTTCGTTCCGTACTTATAACGGCGTGGAACGCATGAAGGTTAATGGCACTAGCGGCGACGTTGAGATTGCGACACACAACGTAAAAATTGCTACCGCCGGCAAAGGCATCGACTTCTCTGCCAACACGGGCGCGGCTGGAATGACCAGCGAGTTGTTGGATTGGTATGAGGAAGGCGATTGGACGCCCCTTATTAGCGACGGAACTAACAACGCGACGATGGGTTCCGATAATAGAGGCTATTACACTCGTATTGGACGCCAAGTATTTTTTACCGCGCAAGTAGCCGTCCAGACGATTGGATCAGTAGGCGCTGATGCCGGTATTTATGGCTTGCCTTTCACCTCTGTAAATTCAACAGCCACTCGGTCTGGCATTGCTGTTGGATTTGCGTCTTCGCTCAATATCAGCGCCGGTCAAGTCGTGACTGGGTACGTCGAAATAAATTCCACAAAAATTGAGCTGATGGTGTGGGACGCCGCGACTGGCACAACGTCAATGAGCGGAACTGAAATTTCCGACGGCGGCACGTTGTTTATTTCTGGTCAATACACAACTAACTAAGTTAGAGAAACACAATGTCGTTAACTAAAGCCACATATTCGATGATTGATGGACAGTTCATCAATGCTGCTGACTATGGGGTTGTTGGAAACGGTGTCGCAAACGATACGGCTGCGCTCAACGCGGCCTATGCTGCTGCGGCCGCCGTTAAAAAGGCGTTGTACATACCGGCTGGAGATTACCTTTTTACTTCGCAACTTGTTTGGAATCAAAACGTCGATGTGATTGGTCAATCTGAGTTCACTAGGCTTTACAAGCAAGGAAACTTTGACGGTATTTTAATTACCGGAGCGGCTGCTGGATGTACTCTTGCCCAATTTAACGTATGGGGAAAACCCGGTAATGGCGGAAGCGGTATTGTGATCCGCAGCGCGTCTTACGTTACTTTGCGAAACGTAACGTCTTTATTGCACGGGCAAGACGGAATTTATTTTGACAATACTACCGCAACGGGCGATCCGACTGCCGGCACGTTTCGAGTAACTCTACAAAATGTTAATTGTTCATCAAATGGTAGAGATGGAATCGGCCTTGACGGAACCGGATATGTAACCGGCGTTAATGTCTGCAACGTCTGCTATTTTGAAACTGTTGTTTGCAACGCTAACGGTAACTACGGAATTCGCCAGTACGGAAATCCGTCTGCTGGATATCATTTTTGGACAAACGTAACGTGCGCTGAAAATGATGTTGTTGGTCTGCATATTGACGGTATTTCCAATTATATTGGCGTTTATCTTGAATCAAACACAACTTCAGATTTGGAGTTGTCAAGCAATTCCATTCGTAACAACATTTTTGTAAGCAACGAAAATATACTTTTCAAAGATTCTGGTACGGACAATATGCTTTCCGGCGGCGCATTTTCTGGGATGCGCGTTTCACAAATTTATGCCCCCAATAAGCCGGGCAACGTAGCCGGACGCGATTTAGTTATTTCTAGCGCCCCATCAATTTCAACCGGAGCTGCTGCTACGGGTGGTACGTTATTTTTGTATGGCGGCGATGCAGCAGGAACAAGCGGCTCCGCAAACGGTGGAATCGTCCGTATTTCCGGTGGCGATGGTTCTGGGGGAGGCCAAAAAGGCCCGGTTTGGATACAAGGAAACGGCGGTGGAGTAACAATAGGAGCCACTACTACGCCATCTGCAAGCACCTTAGTGCGATTTGAAAGCACAACTAGAGCAGTGCAATACGTTGGCATCAGCACTGCGCAACGCGATGCGCTGACTGCCCTCGCTGGAATGGTAATTTTTAATAGCAGCACTTCAAAACTTCAAGTTTACGATGGCTCTAGTTGGGTTGATCTGCATTAAACTTGACGTTTTTACGCAACAGACTATATTTAACCCGTACTGGCCCGGTTGACCAGGGATTCATCAGGAATCAAAATGTCTGAAACTGAAGTAGTAGCGGAACAAGTACCCGCGCCGGAACCGGTTGCTACGGCTGCACCGGAACCCGAAGTTGTTGCCCAAGAGGCAGTACAGCCGGAGGAAAAGCCTGCCAAAACGTTCTCCCAAGAGGAGCTCGACGCACTGGTAGGTAAACGACTTGCACGGGAACGTCGCAAGTGGGAGCGAGAGCAAGCGTTGAAAGCGCCTGAGCCACAAGCCCAGACGCCCGCCACGCTGCCTGACCGGGACACTGACCCCGACGCGTATGCGGAAGCCCTTGCGGCCCGCAAAGCTGAGGAGTTGTTGGCCCAGCGTGAGGCAGAGCGGCAACAGCGCGAGCTATTGACGGCCTATAAGGAACGTGAGGAAGCGGCCTTTGAGAAGTACGACGACTTTGAGCAAGTTGTGTACAACAAGGCGCTGCCAATTACGAACGTGATGGCCGAGACGATTCAGGCTTCGGAGCTTGGAC